CGGACCAGCTGCAGGCTTTGAATTTTACGAACAGCAAAAAGGCGCAATTTCTGTAGAAGTACCCGCAACTATGGGCCGCACTATTGCGTTTAGAGGTTATGCAGCTGCGTTTATGGCTGACGCTACCAAGTTCGTTAAGTTCGTCTAACAGCTGAAAGGTAGGCCAAAATTATGGCCGCTTATTCGGTCCAACAAAAATATTTAATAGATAATTACGCAGTTCTAGTATTACTTACTAACGCTGACCCTTTAGAAGTTGGGCAAAGTTTTACAGTTACAAACGTTGACGCAACTTTTAACGGAACGTATACCGTTTTTGCTTTGCCGCAATACTATTTTACGGGCGTAAATACTGAAGGCTTTTTTAATTACAACATAGAAGCGCCGATACTAAACCAAGTTTTATACGCAAAAACGGCAGACAACGTAGACATAGTGCCAGCTACTGGCACGCTAACAACTACGCCCGTTTGCACTTGGATAACAGCTGGGGAGATAGAAGACTGGCTAGGTATCGGTACGGCTACTGCAGCGGATACAGCGTTTCTAACGCAGTGCGCTTTAGCTTCTAATAGTTTTGCGTATCGCAGACGCGCGGAAGCTGGGTATAGAAACGAAAGTTTGACAACTGTACCGAACGGGTCAGTAAGTTTAGGAACGATTATGTACGGCGGCGCTTTGTATCGTCAACGCGGCGGCGTAACGGACTTTGCTACGTTTGACGGTTTGGGTAGTGGCGGAACTGTAGGGCTATCACCAATGGTTAAGCAACTGTTAGGCGTAGATAGGCCAGCGGTTGCGTAATGCCACAAAACTTTACAGACCTATTTAATACTTCACTAACAAACTTAACCGCGACACTTACAGCCGTAACAGGCTTACAAGTAGTAAACGACCCGCGTAACTTAGTGCCACCTTGCGCTTTCATTGACGCGCCCAGCTTTGAAGCTTTCAACGCAAACATAGTAAAAATGTCATTCCCAGTAAGGGTAATAACATTAGGACCGGGCAACCTAGACGCACAGCGCAGCCTACTTAATCTGGCTAGTTTAGTTTTAGGTGCAAACGTAGGCGTAACAGACGGCAGACCTACAGAAGCTTTAGTAGGCGGCGTATCGTACCCTGCATATGATTTAACGGTTACAATGCAAGCACAGACGCAGTAAGGCAAACTATGGCAAAATATATAGTTACTAGTGATAGGTTCGCTAATTGTAAACGCGGCGACATTTTAGACGGCGACGATTTAGACGCAGCCGGCGTAAACGTTGACGTACTTATAGATAGCGGCCATATATCCACCTATGCACCTAAAAAACCTGCTAAAACTAAAGATACAGAAACAGACAAGGACTAACCCACTATGGCTACAACAGTTTACTTAAGTTCACCGGCGCTAACTATAAACAGCGTAAACCTTACAGACCAAGCGACTAGCGCGGTTTTGTCGTTTGTTTACGAACAGCTAGAAACTACGGCGTTTGGTGACACTGCCCGCAAGTTTGGCGGTTCGGCTGTAACTTCGTTGCAGAATAATACTTTTGAAGTAACGCTTTATCAAAGTTACGCAGCGTCAGAAACTGAAGCAACCATTTACGGGCTAGTAGGTATTCAGACAACTATTACAATTTCGCCTACTGCAGCTGGTCTAGTAACGCCTAGCGCAACTGAACCAAAATATACGCTTACTGGTTGCTATTTAGAAAGCCATACGCCGATTAACGCTTCGCTAGGTGAACTAAGCACGATTACGCTTACGTTTACTGGCGGCGCACTTACTAAAGCCGTCGCGTAATGTCGCGGCTTTGGCCGCTGAGAACTAAAACAAAACAAACCGCGCCTAATAAACGCCGTACCGAGAAAGACAAACAATGCAACTAACACTAAAAGTAATCTTCATAGACGGCAACGTATACGAAGTAGACACTAATTTAATGACGATAGTTAATTGGGAACGTAAATATAAGCGCAAAGCTTCAGATATGGCGGCGGGCATAGGCGTAGAAGATTTAGCATTTATGGCCTACGAAGCCAGCCGTTTAAACAAAATTACCGTACCCGCAAACCTAGATTTATTTATTGGCAGTCTAAAAAATATTGAAGTAGTTGAACAGCAAAACCCAAAAGTAGACCCGGAAGCTTAAGGTATGTAATGGCAGAAATTTTGGTAGTCACTGGCTTTTGGCCCGCTGACGTACCTTACGAACTGGGCGACGTATACGCGGTAATAGAAATTCTTAACAAACAGAATAAAACTTATGTCTAGTAACGTAACTATGCAAATTGAAGGCGTACAAAAAACGCTAGCCGAATTAAATAAATTTGACAAAGTTTATAGACGGCAAGTAACCAAAGACATTAAAGGCGCTGGGCAACAGATAGTAAACACTGCCCGCGAACTTATCGGCACTGAACCGCCGCTATCTGGTATGGTGCGCGGCAAACTTATCAAAGGCCGCGAAGTTTATTGGACTAACAAAACGGCTAAAGCTGGCTTGAAAATTAAGGTAGGTAGGCGCGCCAGTAAAGGCGGCACAGTGCAATTTAAAGATAAGTTTGACGCTGAAACTAACCCGCGTGAAAGCCATAGCGTCACGTTTGGCGCTAGACCGTACCAGCTTATGGTGGCCCAGCAAACAGACGCAGCGGGCGCTATCTATGACCACGCCGGCATTAAAACCAAGAATACTAATTTTGTTAATAACTTGAACGTACAAGTAGGCAACCAGCCGCGCGCAATAGACCCGGCAGTAGAGAAGCATAGGTACACGGTGCAATACGCTGTAAAAAAAATAGTAGACGACGTAGCAGACGTATTAAATAAAAAGTTAAAGGTGCGCTATGGCAATTAACATCCCGATAGTAAGCACGTTTGACGACAAAGGTTTAAACACTGCCCAGAAAGCTTTAAGCGCTTTCGGCGTTGACGCTAACAAAGGTTTCAGCGGTTTAACTAAGTCAACGCTTATAGCTGGCGCTGCTATCGCTGGCGCTGCTACAGCCGTAGGCGTGTTTGCTTATAAAGCTATTCAAAGCGCTTCAGCGTTTAACGAAGCTATAAGTAAAAATACTGTAGTTTTCGGTGCAATATCTAAAGAAATAGAAGGCTTTGCCCGTACAGCCAATACAGCTTTAGGCATAAGCGAAACGGCGGCGCTTGCAGCGGCTGGCACGTTTGCAATATTTGGCAAGTCTGCAGGTTTAGCCGGTAAAGACTTATCCAATTTTGCTACCGAACTTGTAACGCTGGCAGCTGACTTAGCTTCATTTAATAACACTTCTGTAGATGACGCTATAACGGCGTTAGGTTCAGCACTTCGCGGCGAAGCTGAACCGTTGCGTAAATATGGCGTACTGCTAAACGACGCAACACTTAAAGCGGCAGCAACTGAACTAGGTATATATAGCGGCAATAAAGCTTTAACAGCGCAGCAAAAAGTCTTAGCGGCGCAACGCGTAATCTTTTTACAAACAGCAGACGCGCAAGGCGACTTTTCAAGAACCAGCGACGGACTAGCAGCACAGCAAAAAATATTGGGCGCAACGTTTGACGATATACAACAGAAACTAGGCGCAGCGTTTTTACCTATATTTCTTAAAGTTGTAACGTTTCTTAACGACAACGTAGTCCCAGCGTTTGAACGGGTAGCAACGGTTATAGGCGAAAAGGGTTTAGTTAAAGGTTTACAGCAAGCCGCCTACGAACTGGGTTCTAGTGGCACTGAAATAGTTAACGGGTTTAAATTTATTGCCGTAAACGCAGCGCGGGCCGCTAACGCCATATACAAATTTGCGATAGTAACAAAAGCTAATTTTCAATTTATTACAGGTTCGCCACTAGAAGCCATAAAAACTATGGCTAAAGCGTTTGACAATTTTATAGACATAGGCGCACTAGAAAACAGCTTTACACGCTTTACCGCTGGTATCGGCAATATGGCTAGCGCTTCCGGGTATTCAAGTTTCGCCGCAAAAAAACTAGCGGAAGATGCTAAAAGCGCTGCAGAAATGGCGGAACTACTAGGCGACACAGCCGGCGGCGGCAAGGGCGACGGTGGCGCAGCGAAGAAACTTAAAGCTATGACGCAAGCAATTAAAGACGCTTCTACGGCGCTTAATAAAGAAATGGCAGACGCTTTAGACGGCGCTAACGAACGGCTTAAAAATGCTGAAACAGCTTTTGCTAATTTTAGTAGTTCGGTTTCAAAAACGATTACAGAAGCTTTAAATTTTGGTGAAGCTTTTGCCGCTTCAGCTGAAGAAGGCGGCGGTAGTTTCTTTGACGAACTAACTAAACAGGCACAAAAAACTAAACAATTTGGCGCACTTATAGAAAGACTGTTAGGTACTGAACTTAGTCGCGAAGCTTTGCAACAGGTGATAGATGCAGGCGTAGAAAGCGGTAGCGCGATAGCTACCGAATTATTGAAGTCAAGCGAAAACGTTTTAAAGGCGAATACGTTAGTAGCGCAAACAGACGCGATAGCGCAACGCATAGGCGAACTATCGGCAAGTAAATTTTATGCCGCTGGCGTATCTAACGCGCAACAATACTTAGCAGGCGTAGAGGCGGCTATGGCTGTAGCGCAAGCACGTTTAGGCGTTAAAGGTATAAAACTTGCTGACGTCAAAGGCATTAGCGCAGGGTTTAACGAAGCTATAGCTACGCCGTCAATCGTTGCCCCGAATATGCCGGCGCTTATTCCGCGTCAAGAATTAGACGAACGGCGCGGCATAGGTAGCACGACGATAAACATTACGGGCGGTTTGGCTACTACTGCCGAAATGGGCGAACTAGTTAATAATGCTTTGCGCGCATATAACCGCGCTGCAGGGCCTTTAAATTTAGAAATTGCATAATGGCTGGCGTAGCGGTAATTGGTTCTGGCAACTATGACCTAGAAATAGATACAGGTTTTTTGCAAGACGCATTTCTTTTAGATGACGCAACCGCTGGCGTACTTAATAATACGCAATATGTTTTAGACGGTACTACTAGTTTCGCAGAAGTTTTAGACGGCTGCCTAGACGTAAGGGTAAAGCGTGGCCGCCGCGATATGGGCGACCAGTTCAGCGCCGGCACTATGTCTTTTACAATGTCAGATACAAGCGGAATATTTAACCCGTTTGACGAACAAAGCCCCTATTTTGACCCCACTACAGCGCAACCGGGTTTAGCACCTATGCGCCGGGTTCGGTTATCACGTTACGACAGTTTGAATAATAAAGAATATTTATTTAACGGCTATATAGTCAACTATGACTACGATTTTAATTTAGAAGGTATAGATACGGTTTCAGTTTTTTGTGCTGACGATTTTTATTTATTAAGCCAAACCGTTTTAGACGAATTTAACGTAAGCGAAGAACTAAGTAACGTCAGACTTACAGCCGTTTTAGATTTACCAGAAGTTAACTTCCCAGCGTTACAGCGCAACATTTCTACAGGTACACAAACTTTAGGCGGCGCGGCAGCGTTTACCGTCGCGCAAGGTACAAACGTTTTAACGTATTGCAATAACATTAACGAAGCTGAACAGGGCCGTTTATTTATGGCCCGTAACGGGGATTTAACTTTTCAACCGCGCATAGGTAGCACGCTTAGCGCAGTTGTAGCAGACTTTCACGACGACGGCACAAACATTAAATACAATACGTTAGGTATTACGTTTGAAGCTGACCAAGTAGTCAACCGGGCTGTAGTGCAAACTTTGGCAGGTAGCCCACAAACGGCAGACGACGCAGCAAGCCAAGCCACCTATTTTATTCAGACAACCAGCATTACCGATAGTCTTTTGCATAACGATACAGCGGCGTTAGCTTTGGCTAACTATCTTTTAGACGGCGAACCAGTGGCGCGCTATACGTCTGTAGGCACGGCGTTTAATATGGTTAGTAGTCCGCAACGCGACGCGCTGGCGATAGTTGAAATAGGCGACACAATAACTATAGAAAAGACTTTTACTAGCGGTAGCGGTACTACAGAATTAGCGCAAGAACTGGCTATAGAAGGTATTGAACATACGTTAACTATTGGTAGCGGGCATAGTATTCTATTGTTTACTAGCCCTACTACTATTGTTTATGAACTTATTTTAAACGACGCTATTTACGGGATACTAGACGCGGATAACGTTTTAGGGTAATCTGAAAGGTACTTATGGCAAACGAACAAATTTCAGTACCGCTATATGCAGCTAGCGAAGTTTTAACGGCTGCGAATATGAATATTAGCGCGGGTACGGGCGTACCAGTTTTTGCTACTACGGTTACGCGTGATGCGGCTTTTGGTGGCGCTAATGAAAAAGTACTTGCCGAAGGGCAATTATGTTATTTAAGCGCTACTAATGTTGTGCAGTATTATGACGGCGCAGCGTGGGCAACTGTAGGACCAGCGGCGGCGGCAAGTGTCGCTATTTTTAACGAAACACAGTCAAGCGGTACTAACGGCGGTACGGCTACTGCCGGATCATATGTTAAACGCACTTTGAATACGACAATACAAAATGGTATTACGGGCTGTTCTATTGCGTCAAGCGTTATCACTTTGCCTGCAGGCACTTACTTTGTTGAAGGTTTTGGCACGGTGTTTAACTTGGTCGATAATTATAAAAATCGTTTACAAAACACTTCAGACGCAACTACAACCGTTTTATCAATAAACGGATTTAATCAAGCAACTGTAATGGGTACTGCCCAAGTTATTGGTTATTTTACTATTGCGGCGTCAAAAAATTTTGAATTGCAAACCCGTGTAGGTTCTACTGTTGCAACAAACGGCTATGGCCCTTGTGTTACTTTCGGTGATGAAATTTATTCAACAATTATGATCACAAAGGTTGCATAATGGCTACACCAACAAGCGAACAAATAAACACACAGATAGGGAACGCCACACGCGAACTAGCACCCAACACAACATGGCGATATTACGAACCGGGCGATAGTTATGCGTGTTTAGTTTGGATGGATGACCCAGCGCTGCAACCTACTGAAGCGGCAACAATGGCCAAAGCAACCGAACTCGCTACAGCACTACTGGGTTAGTTATGTCAAAGGCACGCAGGCAGATAGGCGACCAGTCAACTAAAGGCGCAGCGTTAGGTTTATGCGTTTACGGTATGGTTAAAGGCAATTTTGACCCAATGTTAATTGCGTTACTTGTACCAATAATTTCTACCGTGTTTGCTTGGGTATCTACCAAGATAGGCGACCCGGATTTAGCTTGTTTGTTTATAGATAAACCAGATGCCTAGACCGTATACAGCGGTTAAAGCGCCGGTAGCTTCTGGCCCGTTGGAAGGTAACGACGAATTTATAAGGCAAGTAATTAAACGTGCTGGCGGTTCGCTTTGGAATAATGGCAGTTTTGTTATTCGTGATATTCGGACAAAGCCCGGCCAGTTGTCTAATCACGCGCGCGCGCTGGCTACCGATTTTAGTTATCGTAAAATGACCGATAAAGGCATAGTTAACGGGCGTAAGGTTGCGTTACCGTTTATATACAAGTTGCTAGAAAACGCAGACGTTTTAGAAATAGAACTTTGTATAGATTATTTTGATAACCGTAGTTGGAAGTGTGACCGCGCGACGTGGCTTAAGGGTAAATGGTCTGGCGGCGACTGGTTTCATTTAGAAATATCTTTAGCTATGGCCAGTAGCGCAAACCGTGTAAAGAGTGCGTTTCAACAGGTTTTTAAGGATATGCCACAAACTTTATAGCGGTTAGGTTAAGGTATTTATATCCCCTTACCGAGAAAGTAGGCGCATAATGACCCTTATAACTAAAACGGCTATCACGTTTTTATTAACCGTAGTTTCAGTGTTTATATTGAATAAACCGCCAGCGCCTAGCGCAGCCGATTTACAACCACGTTACGACACTGTTTACGAAGGTAACGCTACGCCGCCTAACATACCGGCAACGACGGTTACAACGCTTGTAACGCCCCCTATTGACCTATGCGGGCAAGTATTTAATATGGCTAAAGCTATTGGCTTTCCAGTGTTGGAACTAACTACCGTAGTGGCTGTAGCGCAACGCGAAAGCCGTTGCCAGCCAGACGCTTTCAACCCGAAAGACACTTACGGCCAGTCATACGGCGTAATGCAGATAAACAGTTTTTGGTGCAAACCGTCGCGGTACTGGCCTAAAGGCTATTTACAGGCTTACGGACTTCTAACAGACTGTAACGATTTATTTAATTTAGAAACTAATCTGCGTAGCGCGTTAAATATCTACCGTTATAGCGAAGGCTGGCGCGCGTGGGGCAAGTAAAGCACTTTGTTATAGCCGTGTTACTTACTTCGTACACGCTTCTTATATGGTATGTTAAACCACCTAACAGAAAGAACCGAGAAAATGACCGAGAACCTAGACCATTTCACTACTGACATAGCGCAATTAAACGCGCTAATGCAAGTGATAAACGAAATTACAGCAAAAAAAGTACCCCATTACCAGATGCACGAACTTACTAGTAAAAGTGCTTTACGCGAACTGCAATATTTAATAAATGATATGAACGTTTTAGATGACGGCGACACAATAGACACACTTAACCAAGTGCGTACAGAAATAAAATATTTAAGCAGCGTAATAAACGATTTACGCGAACGTCTAAAAGATTTAGAAAGTGAAAACGCCCGGCTTGAAAGACTGGTTGCTAATGGAATTTAACGAACTGGGTCAGCCGGTTATTCAGTTAACGGAAGACGATTATAAAAACTGTTTTATAGTTTTGGAACTCAAAAGATTAGAAGTACAAAAACGGCAGTCTAAAACAACTTACGAAGCGTCAAGTCTTATGACAAACGCTATAGAGTTTTGCGGCGCGTTAGGTGAACAGGCAGTATCTAACTATTTTGGTTGCCCATACGTTTACAAGCCGTACAGTCAAGACGCGCACGACGTTTTAGGTTACGAAGTACGGGCCACTTATTACGACAACGGGCAACTATTGACGCACGCGTCAGACGATAAACATTACGGCGATAAGCCGGGCCGCTATATTTTGGTGACTATTGACCAAAAAACTTTAACGGCAACTATTCGCGGATATTCAACGCTTAGCCGTTGTAATGAACGTACTAGTAACTATGAAACTGGCTGGCGTTATCCGTGTTTTGCTATGCCACAAAGCCAGTTATGGCCTATAGATATGTTGCCAGCTAACGACGAACTTATAGCGTTTAGGCAAACTAAGGCGGTTGCGTAATGGCTTTTAATTTAGATAACTACGTTGACGTTGCTACACGTTTACAGCTGGCTTTTAAAAAGTATCCGGAACTACGCATACAAGAAACGGCGCGCGAAGTGATAGAAATGCCCGATAAAACTTGCTTTATTCGCGCAACGGTTACGGTTTGGCGCGACGCAAGCGACACTATCCCAGCTATTGCTACAGCTTGCGAAATATATCCGGGCCGTACCCCGTACACAAAAACATCCGAGAACGAAAACGCGTATTCTTCGGCGCTTGGTCGTGCTTTGGGTTATATGGGTTTCGGTATAAATAAAAGTATTGCCAGCCGTGACGAAGTAGAACTAGCACAAAATAGGCAGCCGCAAGGCAGTTTAGCATCCGTTACGCCAATTAGTAGCGAAGCTGTACCGTTTCCAGAAAATGGACCGCAGAAGGTCTACCCGTCGTCTAAACAGCTGGGTATGATGCGCGGAATAGCGAACGGTAAAGGCATACAAGGCGACGACTTAAAAGCGTATTGCTGTACGATTTTGGGCCGAACGATTAACAGTACTTCAGAATTAACAAAGCAAGATATATCTAAGGTAATAGATGCGTTACAGATAACAGGCGAATTAGAAAACTAATTACGGGCATAGACCTAAGCCGGTTGCGCGGCAGTTGGTAACACGCGGTAACGCGGGTAGAAGGCGCTGTAGTGATACAGGGCCTGGCTAAACAATATAGATATGGGAGTGCGACTGAAGGCAACGCACGGGGGATTAGCGCACTAGGTTTAATCACAGACAAACTATGAACATAACAAAACAAACAAACAGCCCGCGCCCGTCAACCTGCATAACTGGCAACGAACCGAAAGCAAGCGCGCCAGCGCGCGCTAGCAAGCGAAGCGCCTAAATGCCTACACGCCGCAAAACCCACAATAAAACCCAGCAACACAAACGCACACTAAACCAGCAAACCAGAAGCAAAACTACTTTTAAAGAAAACAGACGCAAACTACTAAACGAAAAACCTTTATGCCACTGGTGCAACGCAAGGCAAGCCACTACAGCAGACCAACTAATAGAAGTAGACCGCTGGCCCACAAACGCACCCGGCAAAAACTC